CATTGGCATACGGTTTACAAGATTGGCAAGAACGAGAGACTTTTCGTATGCCGAGATAATTTCATCACTCCAAATTTCTGGAATGAAAGTCGCCGCCGTTGTATTGGTGACGTGGTTAGTACCAAGTGCCATGATTTAGCTCCTTAACGCTATTTGACACGACCTTCTGCGTATGCTGCCATAATCTCATCAGACATAGCTTGGTAACGCTTTGGGTCTGTTTGCATAAGTTTAATAATATCAGCACGACGATAGATTTTACGGCTAGGTTTTTCACCAGATCCTTTTACATTTCCAGTAGACGCTGTTTTAATTTGGCGTTCTCGATCTGCATTCTGCATAGCAGCAGTTTCTTTAACTAAGTTTTGACGTTCTTTCCAGGTACTTAAAAGTTCGTGCGCAGAAGCATAATCAAATTGTTGGTCTGCTCGTGCATACAATTCTTGTCGTACTTGAGATCCACGCACCCATTCTTGAAATGCGGAATCTTGAACAATCTCTCCAAAGTCTGGATGATCTGCTTGCAGTTTACTTAAAGCTGTTGCTTGTTTCATTGCAATTGATGTTTGTTCTGCCTTTTGTACAGCAGGATGTGATTCAATTGCTTTAGCAATAGCTTTATCTGGATCAGTAAAAAAGTCGTACTCTTCGTCTTCTTCTTTTTGTGGGCTTACTGTAGCAGTTTGAGTCTTGACAAAATCATCAACAATTCGTCTGAGTTCACCAACTTCTGAAGATTGCTTTCCTAAAAGTTTTTCAGCTTCCTGGTGCATCCGAACAATATCACTAATATCTTTGTTGCGGTATTTTTCAGGAAGACTATCTTCTTCAGGTTCTGTTTCAACAGGTTGTTCCGGTTCTGGATTCTGTTGTTCTTCGTTAGTTACATCAGCAAATGTTTCCCCGTTATCAGGTTGATATTCGGGACTCTCTTCTAATAAACGTGCCATATTGTTAAACTCCGTGCCGTAGCATTATGGAAGTGATTATCTTCTAGCGGCTCTTTCGTGATCCTTAGCCCACGCATCATCGGCATCAGGCCAACCTGTACCTTTGAAATGTGTTCGGATACTAGAGATTATCCGCTGTGCGGTGTCGCCACACTCAGGACAAGTAGCAAACTCATCAGATGAATCTACCCATTGTTCTTCAATGTGTTGACAGTTAGTGCATTTAAAGTCGTACCGCCTAATCATTGTCAGACTCCAACTCAAATGCATTTTGTATTCCAGTTTCAAAGCGCACAATATTTAAGAGTGATGTACGTTGTCCTTGTAAATGGAATAGTTCTTGTTCATTCTTGATATCTTCAATTTGATGTGTATCAAGAGACTCTTGTGCTTCTGCTACAAATTGTTTCCAACCTGGATGCAAAAACAAATCAAGATAGTTTTCATAATACTTTTCTTCTTCAGTGGTCAAAGCATTCTCCTTCTTCTGGTGCTTTGAATATGTAGAATATTATATCATACTTTTTACCAAATGTCAAGACCTATTGCCACGCATCTGCATTTCAACAATATCTTCTTTTGTTTCAATTTCACGTTGCTTTAATGCAAGCTCTGCAATTTTAGCTCGACGGTTAAATTCTTTTTCTGTTGGATCAGAACCCATTCCTTTCATTACAGCAGCGTATCTATCTGTTTCAGCTTCTACTGGTAACAACTGAGTTTCAACTTGATTTTGTTGTACACGTGTCATTACCTCTGCAGTTTGAGCTTGAACATACTCAAGTGTTGCTTGTTCTTTAGCCATAGCCATTTGGAATTGTTGCTCTTGTAACTGTTGAGCTTGTGGGTTAGGCTGATTAGCTTGTTGTAGTCCTGCAATAATTTCTTCACGATTACTTAAGTTCATGTTATCAACAATCGACTGAATCAATAATGGATACATAGGTGACTCAGGCGACATAGTTTGTAACAACTGAACAAGCTGTGTCACTTCATACTCACGAGCAATAATACCTAAAGAACTAGAAGCAACAAACTTAAAGTCTTTAACTGGATACAACTCAGGAGCAAACTGCATGTACCGATGAGCTGCTTTAGTTACAAACGGAAGCAAGAACGAATCTTGGAAGTTAATCAATGTGCGCTTGTGACGTTTGATGATGGCTCCCAATGACATGGAGATACCTGCGGCTGTGGAATCCCCATTGATACTTCCCGGTATACCTGCTGCATCAATAGCCCCAGTTGCCATTTGAACCATTTGTTGGAGACTGGCCGATTGATTAAATGTGTTGGCGTCAAGATTTCCAAATCTAAACGGCTGTAAGACTTCTGCGGGATTGCCATTCGTAAGGATGGCCTTGCCGGGTCTAACTTCCAGTTTGCTTCCACGAGGTAAGCGTGAAGCATCAACAGCAAGCATAGGATGTACAGTAAGCGCAAGTGCGTCAATTCGTGCTCTCAGTTCAGTGTCAAGTGCTTTCTGCGCGTTATATCCTTTTTCGCAAATACCACGACCCCAAAAACGAGATGGTACTACGTCCCACGGGAAAGCTACAATTGGACGATCCTTCATCATGTAAGGATTTTCTTCTGCTTTTAATAAAATACCATTGTTTGCAATAACAACAATTGCTTCAACATATTCTGATTGATTAGATTCTGTACTAGATTCTTCATCATCTTCAGTTGTTTTAGCTTCATTTAATAAGTATCTTGGAACAAGACCATAGTACTTTGTTAAACGAACCTTGTCATCCATGTACAATGTTAAGTCTTGGTCAGCTTCAATATCTGTATCAGGCGATGCTGTTGTGACATCAACTTCCGAATCATAGATACCCGCTTCTTGTGCAAGTTCAACCTGATGTAATGGAACAAACTCATCAATAGCAACACCTAGTGCTTCGTCAATATTTGTCGCAACTGGATCAATCAAAAAGTTTTGTGGCATTACTGGTCTAAGTTTAACAACAGTTCGTGTGCGTTGTTCAACACCCACTGCTTCCATTGCTCCGTCCATTACAGGTTGCGTAGCAGGAACCATTTCTAATGTTTGCTCAAGAACAATTTCACCAATGCCTGTACCAAAGACTGCTGAATTAATTAAACACTCCGCAATTGATTTACGTGCGTTAGCAAACCGCATATCTTCGTCAAGTTTTAAACGCAAGTACTGAATGTCTTGTGGTTGTTGATCCATGTAGTCGTCTTTAATATCGAACCACTTACCACGACCAAACGTTGCTTCTTCAACTTCAGCTACACTTGATTCAACAGCTTGTTGAAGTGCAGGAGAAATAAGTCTAGACCGTTCTGATTGTCGCATTGAATCTTCTTGCGCCCAAATTCCACGCCATAGCCTATAGTACTCATCAAACTTTTCTTGATAGTTTGATTCGTAATGGTCACGCCATTGGTTACATTTATTAATTACCCACCCTTCTAATGAAGTAGTGTCTTCTACATCGCGTTCATACTGCATGTTAATATCCTGCTACGGGGTCTAATACTTCAAAGTCTTCTTCTTCATAATCGTAGTAGTAGGAGACTTTCGCTAATTGATCTATGTATGCTAGTGCATCAATTAAATCGTCATGCACTAAATGATTTGGAAACTGAAACAACTCATCCATGAATTGTGAGTTCCATTCGCCTTCGTTTAAAATTATTTGTCCATGTTCAAAACGTCCTTGCAAACCCCAAACAATTCTATCAGTCTTTTTCTTATTCCCATGTGTCAACTCTTCTACTCTAAAAAATCTTTGAGATGACTTCATAATGTCCGTTAAATAGGGAAGTACCGCATTCTTTAATGCTCCTTTTTCAATACCAACTGCTACTGGTTGATACCGCGCTACAGCATCGAAAATTTTCTTTGCGGTTTTTTTGATGTCCCATCGACCATGAACAATTTCTGCTACCCACCATCCATCTTCATTTGCTTTTACAATTGCTATTGCTGTTTGGTCAAGTTTTTTATTTTTCGATTGTGTTGCTGCTTGTACGTCTGCAAAACCTGCAAGGTCAACTGCAATATAGTAGTCGCCTGTTTCTGGTTCTTCGTCACTAAACTGTAACCAGTCTTCTTTAAAGATCTCTGAACCCATTGCTTCAAAGCTCGCCATAAACTCCTGACGGAAGGCATAACTAGACATTGACTTTTTAGCTGTGTCAATTTCTTCTGGGTCAAGTAAAGGGTTATCATAGGATGTAAAGTGCCACGCTTTATAGCTTTCATCATCGCCTACATCAGCATATGTATACAAATCATAAAAGTGATTTCGACCCATTGGCGTACCAATAAACATGGCATCACCTTTTTGGTCAGCAAGTGCAGGTCTCAAAATTTGTTCCCATACAGACGGCTTCATATCCGCATATTCGTCCATAACAAGGAATTTAAGGGAGACACCACGCATTGTCTCTGGTCTATCCGCACCCTTAAGTGAAATCGTTGTACCGTTAATCAAAGTAATTTGCAGATTGTTAATATGGGAACTCTTGATTACAGGATGTGCAATCTCTAACAGAGTAGACCACATAATATCACGAGCCTGTCCCTGTGTCGGAGCGACATAGAATACATGACCACGTTCTGCTTGGAGTGCATAGATTACTAACATCCATGCAGCAAGCCGTGACTTTCCTGTACGACGACCTGCAGCTACAATCTTAAATCGAGTAGGATCAGAAAATACTTCTTGCTGCCACGGCAACAGTTGTACATTAAGCTCCAATTAAAAATTACCTTTAAACAAATCAGGATCAGGGGCTAAAGAAGAAAAGTTATATTGCTCTGCTAGTGGAGAAACATAATCAGATCCTTCACCAACGCTCATAATTCCGAATGCTTCTGCAATTTCTGATGCTGAGGTAGGCATCGATGCTAATGTAGCAGCAACGCCTAACGGGCCTGATAATTTTTTAATTACAACACCTGCACCATTAATAGTTTCCATGCCTAATTTTTTTACTGAATCAGCTAAAGGTTTTACTTCAAAATCATCACCAAGAATTTCTTGTATATAGTCTAAAAGCTCTTTGTTAGAAAATCCTTTTTGATATGTATCGACTTCACCACTAGGTTTTAAAACTACTTTTGATCCCGGCTCATCGCCTTTAACAAAATTCTTAATTGATTTAATTTGTGCATTGTCTCGTGCTTGCACAATTGCTGTTCCGCCTGGTTCAAGAACTCGGCCAATATCTTTAACAAGCGTGTCTCGAACTTCTTTAGGTACAACATTCAAAACATTTAAACTTGTTAATTTTTTATAAGAGTTGCTAGGAATATCAGAAGGATTAGTATAATTAGGTTTAAAACCTGTGCGGGGAAACGGCTCATAAGAATCAGCTTCTAGTACTTCTGCTCCTAATCCTAATCCTGCACCAAAGTCAAGTGTTCTTCCTTCAGGAATTTCTGCATCAAGAATTTGTTTTGCTTTACGGTATGTTTGAATTGTGTTTGCTCGTTGAGTGCGTTGAGCATTTTCAGGGGGTACATCAAATAACTTAGCCATATTAAGCTCCACCGATTAACTCTTCATCCCCATTAAGTAATTCGTTTAGTACAACTAACTGTTCAGGTTCCTGTATTGCAACTGGCTGCATTGGTGGTTTAATTGTTTGACCAATCGAAATACGATTTGGGTTTTTAATATTATTAGCAGCAACTAACTCATCAACTGAGTAGCCCATTTGTTTTGCAATCTTACCTAATGTATCACCTTTTTTTACTTTGTATCCAAGCAAGTCTTCTTTTTTACCTAACAAAATTTTACTTTTTACGCCTTCTTCAGGCATAATTTCTCCTGCTAAATAACGAGCAGCACCATACAAGTCTTTAACTTTTCCTGGAGCAATACGAGAAAAGTCATAATCATCTGTTAAAAAAAGATTACCATCTTCTTCGATAATCGTACCACCACCAATAGTAAACGCAGCATCTGCAATTGGATTATCTTTCAGAGTACCTAACAACTCTAAAAAACTTCCACGTTTTTCACTATCACTAACTAAGTCTCTAGCTGTTAAGTTTTCAGAAATACGTGGATAGTCTTCGTAATCAATATTCATTCGACCTTCTGATAGAGCATTCATTGCAGCAGAACGTAGAACATCTAGGACTTCCGGTCTAAAGTCTTCTGTTGTTTTTTCTTCAACACCAAATACAGAACTAGCCAGTTGTTGTGCATACTCTGGAATAAAATCAAACAAACCTTTCATCGAACTTCCTTCATTATATTTACTAGTTCTACGCTACGATTACCTACCTGACTATACCACTTACTATTAACCATTTCGTTAGCAGCCATCAAGTAGTTTCCTTCATTGACATATCGAATCATGTTTTTAAACTTAGATAGTCTAGATCGGCCAAGGTTAAAAGCCATATTTACACAGACACGTTTAGCATCATCTGGATGTGAATCAAAGTTCAAGAAGACAGCACATGCATCTGATACTGCAGTTTCAAAGTCTTCTTCAAACCAACGCTCAACCTGAGCAGCAGGAATTTCATCTCCAACATTCCAGTCATCTTGGTTAACTAGATGTCCAATACCTCCGGTCTTGAGTCCTTCAGTATCTAAATAAATATCAAAGCGAATACCTTCATGTTTTTGTAGGTCTAGCTTAATTTGATTTTTAAGTTCTTCACTCAGAGACATTTGTGTACTCCGCTTCAATAGGCTCTTCTGCACCTACAATGGTTGTATCACCACCAACACCTGTAATGGTAATGCTAACTTGTGAACGACCACCAGTGTTTTTATCTTTATCAAAGTAGGATAGTGGTAGTACTCTATCCATACACATTTTTAATGCAGCCATCTGTCCAGGGTGCTCATCGTTCTGCGCAATTTCAATAACTTTATTGATTACTTTGTCGCCTGATGTAGCTAACAGTCGAGCTTTGAATTCGTTAATCCTAGCTGCGTCACCTGGTGGGCGACCTCTAACACCACGATTACCTTTTTTCTTAGCATCGATCTCAGTTTTTCTAGGACGACCACGCTTAGGCTTGGTTTCCGTCACTTCATTCATAGAAAAATCCTACGTTATTTGGCTATAGTATAACATACTTTTAAATGAAAGTCAAGTATTCCTTTATTGCCTTTATAATGTCGTAGATTCTGCGCAGAATGTAGTGTGCAATTTCTGTACAGTTATCAAATACTTGTTAGACTTTATAGTAGTTTCGTATTGTCAAGACTTTTTTAGTCAATTTAGCTCTTTTTTGTATCTGAGCAGGTACTGTATAGACCGACGAAGCCACGGCAGCCCCCCGGGGCTATGCAGGTTTCGTGCCAGGTCTGTCAAGACTCTGTTAGACTTTGGTCTATGTAGACTAAGGTATAACTCCATAGGTCTTGACAGTGTGTGGGTCTATGTAGTACCCTAT